ACCGGAAGAACCGATTTTAACATTACAACCGGAAGAACCGATCTTAACGTAATCACCGGAGGAGCCTATCTTAGCATTATCACCGGAGGAGCCTATCTTAGCATTATAACCGGAAGAACCGATTTTGGCATTATCACCGGAAGAACTGATCTGAGCATTATAATCGGAAGAACCGATCTGAACATTATAACCGGAAGAACTGATCTGAGCATTATAACCGGAAGAACCGATTTTAACATTACAACCGGAAGAACCGATCTTAACGTAATCACCGGAGGAGCCTATCTTAGCATTATCACCGGAGGAGCCTATCTTAGCATTATAACCGGAAGAACCGATTTTGGCATTATCACCGGAAGAACTGATCTGAGCATTATAATCGGAAGAACCGATCTGAACATTATAACCGGAAGAACTGATCTGAGCATTATAACCGGAAGAACCGATTTTAGCACTACTACCGGAAGAACCGATCTTAACGTAATCACCGGAGGAGCCTATCTGAGCATCATCACCGGAAGAACCGATCTGAACGTATTCACCGGAGGAGCCTATCTTAGCATTATAACCGGAAGAACCGATTTTGGCATTACCACTGGAGGAGCCGATTTTAGCATCATCACCGGAAGAACCGATCTGAACATTACAACCGGAGGAGCCTATCTTAGTACCATCACCGGAAGAACCGATTTTAGCACCATTACCGGAGGAGCCTATCTTAGTACCATCACCGGAAGAACCGATCTGAACGTATTCACCGGAAGAACCGATCCGAGCGTAATCACTAGAAGAACCGATCTTAGCATTATAATCAGAAGAACTGATCTTAGCATTATAACTGGAAGGTAATTTTTTAAAATCTTCTTTTGTAAATATTGTTTTATTTTTAATCCATTCAATTCCCGCTTTAAATAAGCCTAAGAATCCTATTTCAATACCAATCTTTATTTTCTTTCCGCATATTTTCGAATCTTTATTTCTATTCGGATCAATTTTATCTAATTCTACTTCGCAGAATTTGTCATCAATGTTATTATAATAACTCAGAACGTCAAGAGGGTTCTCGCAAGCATGAAAACCGCAATGACATAAATCAGCCTTATCTTCTTTATATTCCTTACCAATTTCGTACTGGAAAATTTTCCCATTGAGCGTACATTGCATATGCTTGTTAAATCCTTTATATACTTTAACTGGTTCTCTTCCTTTTTTCATGTCAATTATATTTAGTGGTTTTTTAATTGTTCAAATTCTTGTTTTCGTCATTAATATGTTTTATTTGTTTGATAATAAATTTGTAGAAATAGCCGAAATGGCAGTGCTTAAATACTGTCTTTTTATCAACAAGGCAATGAAAATTATCTTCGCTATTATCGCCTTCTCTTTTTAAGGAGAGATTGGATCGTCCTTTTGCTACATAGTAAGTATCTCCGTGTAATGTATATTTTTCAACGTATACATATCCGGAGTGCTCCTTAGTATCTGCATACTCTGGATATCCGGATATTTTATCAAATGGGCAATCGATATTATCTTTCACATAAGAGACGGCTTCTGAGAATTACTTTATCATAGCCTCCTTTTATATAGTCTTCAATATATCCCATATTATCAGTCCTTATTCGTCATAATTTCTATTTTTTAAGTAAATTATTTTCAGCAAGATAACAAAGCATTTCATAAACAGCTTCTAGTAACGTATCCCCATAAATTGGAGCGAAAAGTTTACTTCCGTCACTATCCTCAATAGTCCTGTAGTATACTCCCCACTCATCTATACATCTTTCTATTCTAAGAGAAAATACTTCATTTGATCTAGAGGATACCCTGGGAGGGATAACATTCAATAAATCTTGGAGGGTAAAAGTTGGAATCACTTCATAAGACATAAATCCAATTACCTGAAACTCTTTCTGTAGACTAAGAAACCACTCTCCTGTAGAATCGTCGTCAATTTTATATCCATGACAATGACGTGTCCAATATAAAGTAGCTTCGCTAGTATCAATATCTAAGTCTTTTAGATGTTTCATTTGATCTATTGATAAAACCTGATCTCTCATGCTAAAAATCTATTGGCTCTATTTAATAAATCTCTAAAGCATTCTATAAATTGCGTTGTCATACTTTTAGATGGGAACGTAAGAGTATGACGGTATACATAACGTGATATAAATGATACTGTTAATTCTCCATCTATCGTACTTTGGATATAATAAATATTCGCGCATGCTTTCTCTGGATCCCATTCACCTACCCAAGCTTTTCGTAACCTTATCAGTTGAGTAAGAGCTAATATGGCTTCTGCTTCTACTTCTGATGCATATAAATTTCTATCCCACAAAAAGCTCTGCCTTTATTCTCTCTTAAATTTATTTTTGAATCATAACCTATAAAATACTCCCGTCTAATAGGTGTTCTATTACAAAATTCTTCCCAAGTTTTAGGTATTACCTGACAAATTTTATAGATATTTCCTTCTTTTATAAGTTCTGAATCATCAGGAATTTCAATAGTTACTGTTTTCATAATTATTTTTATTTACATAAATATTCTTCATACTTCGATTATAATATCATTATATTCTGCACTATTTCCAAAATCACAATAATGAATTTCACTTCTTGAGTCTTTATCTCTGAAAACTGTTTGTTCTTCTGGATTTACTGTGGTATGTCCTACGTATTGTATTACAGGAGCATCATATAAAGGAATTTCTGGATCATACTTAAGAAAATCTCTTTTAGATTCTAACATATCTGACCATAATGGTCCACCATAGAAATTACTACCACCTCTACACATAGATATAGACATTACTTGAGATAAATATCTATAAGAATCTATAGATAAATTTATCTTTTCACAGAGATTAGGATAGTATAAATGATTAAAAGCTATATCTTTTTCATTCTCAATATTATTAAATATTTGTCCATAAAAAGATAACCATTTACTTGTAATTCCGGCATGAGAAAACCAATAAGTTCTATCTATCTTTTCTGTTTCTGGATTATATATCTTAATATTGTAATTTAATTTAAATAAGTGCAGATTGGTTCTGTAAATATCTTGGAGTTTATAAGATATACTATATCTATATCCAGAACAATAACCTATATAAGGAGAAATATAATTAAATTCATGATTGCCCAATAATAATATTACTTTATCCTCATGTGCTTTCTTAAATTCAATTATATCTAATAAATTATTTATTATTCCTTCATCAGAAACAATATAAGAATCAACATAATCCCCTAAGAAAATATTTAAATCAGAATCTCCAGTTTCAACTTTTCTCTTCCACCAATCTCTACCATGAAGATCTCCTATTACTCTAATTTTCATATTTTAAATATTTCGGATATAATCCAACTTGTAGTGCTACCCAACTGAGCTGTATTCTCGCATGTTTTTTATCTATATACCAAGGAGTTAAATGTCTACGAATTAATTTATTACAATAATCTTTCCAAACTTCTTCTTGAGATTTAGTATTAAAAGTATATAAATTATACCATTCTTCAATACTCTTTATATCATCTACTGTTTTATTGTAAGGTCTTAATTCCTCATTCACCATCATTATTAGCATATCCTTAACAGGATAGACCTTATTTGGTCTATACCTGTTCTTTTTCTTTTTATATTTTCTCATTAAAATCAAATGTTTTAATAGGAGTTAAATCAAAGGAGCTTGGAGTAATAATAACTTTCCCATTTTTAAGAATCATATTCTTACTTAAACTTTCGGGAGGATATATCCAAGTTTTAATTGATGAATCTGTTAGATATTTATAAAAATGAGCTCCAAAGGCAACATTTGTAATATTTAAATCTTTAATCGCTTTTTCTAGAATTTCCCATACTCCTGGTTCTAATCCTTTAGTAGACCTTCCAGAGGGCATTAGAGGCAATAGGACATGATATTTTATATCGTCTGAGTAATTATACCAACTATCTATAAAGTCTTGTACAGAGGCTTTATCAGATATTATATGATGAATATTAATATGACAATCTCCTTTTTCTAATAATCCTTTTATAGCATTTTCTGCATAAGATCGGAGAGATTTGTTTCCGAACGAGACAGCAACTCCTGCTACATAATCGTGAGTATATTTAAGGATTTTATTCGCCAAGTCATAATATTCTGTTCCAGGCTTATCATAATATGATAGAATTACTCCGTTAGTAGTATAATTAGGAACTACTCCAGTATTATATACAGTCTCTAAGAAATCACAGAACTCCGGCGACTCGTCCGCAGAGCCTTCAGATCCAATCGCTATTTGAAAGGGTTTTTCTGTGATAGTGATATTCTTTTCTTTCTTATCTGGAGCAAATGTAGCGATAAACTTCTTCCATGTATTACATACATTAGTATAATATTCCCCATTTGGGTTAGAATCAACATAACACCACGGACATTTTCCAGTAACACACTTATTCCCTAATGAAACATCGTAGAACTCAGCTTTATCTGCTGGAAGTTCTTTAATTTCTTTATCTCCAAGACGTATTGTAATTAAATTACTCCATATTGCGGTATAATTACAACTACTTATACCTTTAAACCTAACTCCAAAGTGTTTAAAATCTTTCATCTCTTAATTTATAAAGTTAAACAACTATAACCTTTTACATTATGTAAATTCTCTAAATAAAGTCTCATCCAATAGGGTATCTCATAAGTTAGTACTGCTAAGTCTTTAGGATTGCAGCATGTTGTTACTTCAATAGCCGGTTGGATCTTTCTAAAGAAATCTTCGTATGATCTTCCCTCAGGCTCTAATAGTTTATTTAATATATTACTTATAGTAGTTTCATTATAGTATTTAGAATCAAATACAAAAATTATTGGAAACTCTATTATTGACTCCATATATAAAGATATTTTTTATTCTTCTTTTGATATTGTATAATCAATATTATTTTTATCTAATACATATCTTAATCCTTCTTCTAGTAACGAAGGTCTATAATCTTGGGAACATCTAATTTCAATATAAGGATCCTCTATACCTTCTTGAAAAGGACCATATATTTGTGCACAACATTCATCAAGAACATCATAGTTCCCAAAATAAGGAGATAATACTTTTAATACTTTAGATATATCTTCACTATAAATAAAACAAAAGGTCTCGGAACTACTATTAGTAATAATATCTGAAATAGAATGAATTTTAATATGAAAAGTTTTCATATTTTAAATTTGGATTATCTGCAATAAATTCATAATGATAGCCATTATCTATTACTATAGCTACTATATCCTTAAAACTCTCAGCAAATACTTTGTACATCTCATCACGTAATATACCTATTTTTGAGATATTATCATCCCAGTCACTATCATTGAAGTAGTTACTGAAAGCATCAGTTATATCACGTATATGATCAAGTGTTATACATAAATCTCCGTGATTATAGTCTTTATCTATACCCCAACTATAAGTATGTATAAACTTTAGTAAATCAGATACGTCTCCTAAATTCAGTTTCTCTTGCAATCCTTTTATATTCTTTATCTCACTATCTTTAGAAACAAGAAATACTTCTGAACTACTGTTTGTTATAATATCTGATATTGAATGTATTTTAAATCTCATCCTAAATGATAATATGTAATATTAAAATTATGCTCAAGCCATTGAAATACATCAGAATCTTCCGCAAATTCTGAGCGGTTAAATTTTCTACTACATGAAATGGAATTCTCCTCCTCGGAAAGGAGAATAATCTTTCCATTTAATTTTCGAATGTCATATTCGAAATTTGTATTTAGTAAATAGTCTATGATTTTGTTTATTTTGTCTTCATCATATGTTTGAAGAAAAGCTTCAATTTCTTTATATGAGGAATAATTAGTATCATACTTTTTAATTAATTCCGCGTATAATTCTTTAAGTAGACTATTTTCTAATTTAATATAGTCCTCTAACCGTAACTTATAAAGAGTATCCCTAATATAGTAAGTTAAACCACTAGGATACTCTAAATCAATGAACCAGTCGTATATAGTCTGAAAACATGCGTCTATATCCGTAGAATTATCCTCTTCGGAACTTTCTACCCATTTTCTAAACGTATCTAAATTAAATACAAATGGTTCATAATAACCATCTAATATAGGATTGATTATATTCTTAAGATGGTCTAATGTAGTATTTTTATCGTTTATTACAAATAATTCCGATGAGGAATTTGTAATTACATCCGAGACTGAATTAATATTATCTAGAACTAACATAAGTTATTATATTAAATTATTATCTTTGTTTAAGAAAAGAGTTATTGTCAATAATATCTCTATCTCCTTCTATTACTCTATTCAATCCATTATAATATGATAGAATAGTATCTTCCTTAGTCTGCCAGTCAGTATCTTCTTCTGCCATAGCTTGGATAGTTCTACTAATGTCTTCTTCTTCCCAATTTTGTTATCGTGAAAGCTTTTTATCCCTCACTTCCGGGAGTTTCCTCCTTACTTTATTGAAGATATAAATAAAGATATTCTGATTTAATTATCAGACGGTTCAGCGTACATTTTCATCCTATTTAAATAATAGGAGTAGATCACTCTTGGGTATATTTTATTCTATTAATCATCTATATTTATAGTGTAATTATATAATGCTTGATATACTTTTTCTGGAAGTATATTTTTATATTTATCAGCATATTCTTTCATACACTTTTCTTTTTCTATTTTATATTTTGCAAAAGCATCTTCAACAGTGGAAAATGTTCCTAAATGTTTTTTATTTCCCATGTAATTAATTTGAGCAATAATTTTTCCTTCTTTTAACCGTACTCCAACTGGATAATCCCCTCTTTCTTTCTTTCTTAGAGTAAGAGCTTCGTTTATTTCTTGAGGTAAAAAACAACAATATTCAGGACAATATTCTTTATTTCCTTTACACAATAAGTCTTTATCTATAGCTATTTTAATTCCCTCCCAATTTGGAAAGTTAGAATACCACCAAGATGCAAAATTTTGGAAATTTTTCCATTCTTCACATATAAATGCTCCATCTCCCCCATAAAATTTATAAGCAGAACATTCAGGATTATAGCATCGATTAAGAATTTCTTTCCATCTTTTATAACAAACTGTTTGAGGATTAGTTCCAATTCTACTTTTGTATTCTCCTATACCCATATATCCTACTCCATATACCGTGGGATACATAGGATCAGATACTGATCCACTCTTTATATTACTCATGGTAGTAGAATGTATAGTTTTAGTAGTAATAAATTCTACTATTACATTAGTTGCTCCATTATATTCAATAATTTTCAAATTTCCACAATTGTTTGTAGAAAATATTTTTCCCTCAAGTTCTAATTTTTTGTTTTTATCCATAAATATTTAAATATTAAAAGTTAATAAATACAAATTTAATATTCTTCTGCGATAAAAACAATTATTTCTTCTGCAAAAATATAATTTATAAATAATTAATAGTTTCAACACCTACGCGTTACGGTGGTATAAATTCTTTAGATTTATACTTACCTCGGTATTATCTAAAATAGATTCCACCGATTTTGATCTATTCACCTGTATGTTACCATACTTTCAGACAGAAATCTATCTGCTCTTCCATTAATGTCCTCTTCAACCATCCCTCAGTTTGCCAATCTTTCTCTTCTCGTGCAGCTTCAATCATTTTAGATATCCACATAGTAGTTTCAATCTCCAAATCAACAGTTTTACCAAAACTATCTTCTGGCTTTAATATAACATGATTAGATTTAATAGCTGGTACTTCTGGATAATTAAAATCAACTCCGGCTCTATATAATCTATCAACAATCCATTGATGATGATTATATTCCTCGTTAGATCTCATCTCATAATAAAGATGTAATTTAAACAATCCTCTTACATAATAGTAATTCGCATATGTTCTATATACATTATGATTATATAATTCTCTTGAGATTTGGTCTATCATTAATTTCTCCATATTTTCGGAGATAGTTCTTTCTTTTCTATTCATATTATTTAAGTTTAAGATTTGTTTATTATATACCTTTTTAAAACATTTAGAGCAGTAAAACTAGAATTTTCTCTACCAGGTTTAATAAACCCGATAGTTTTATCTGAATTTTTAATCATCTCTAAAGCAGATTTTTCATAACTTGGATATAAATGTAATCTTATAAGATCATTTTTAATATCCAAATTCGGACCGTATACTTGAACTGGAATAGAGTATTTATTTAAATACTGTATAGTATATAAATCAACACCTTCACATACTCCAACTAAGAATACTGCATTAGAATCTTCCTGAATAATTCTATCTATTTCCGGAATATAAATTTTACTAAACTCCTCTTTAGATAAATCTCGATGTCCTGTAATATAATATCTCATCCTATATAAAGATTATGTTTGTAAATATAATCAAGCACATCTTTCTGAACTAAGGGAAATGGATTAGAATCTAATCTTATATAATTCCGAATTTTATTAGATGTGATATTGATATGATCATATAAAGGTATACTAATAATATCTTCAGATAATTTCCCTAAATCTTTAGTTTCACAAAGAACAATAAATTTATTATCCTTTAATATCTCCTCACCCTTATCCCAATTAGGAATTTTGGAATATCCAGGGAATGTAGTTATTATATATAATTCAACATCTTTTATATTCTTAAAGAATTCAATAGTCTTCCAAGATGGAACCCCTTCTCTATAGGTTTTCATATCTGTAGAAGCTATTAAACTTTCCATATTAGATATAGTAACCTTTTTAAATGGTTTAAACGCTCTCTTACACATAGTTACTCTATCTGTAAAAAGTGTGGAATATGATTCTTTAACACTTCTATATTTAGGAACAATAAAGATTTCATCTAAGAAATTATAATTTACAATATTCCTAATTATATTTTGATGACATATAGTAGGAGGATCAAAGTTTCCTAAGAATATTCCTATTTTTCTCATATAGTCTGGTTTAATATTGATACTTTAGTTATTTTCTCCTTAAGCTGAAGAATAACTTCTTTGGGACTATTATAAAAAGTAATTTCTGGGAATAATTCTCTATCTATTCTAAAACGATATTTAGACGGATCTTGCTCATCAGCAACCCAATGACGTACAGATTTATAAGGTTTATATCTAAATAAATATAAATCATCATTTTCTTCTCTCGCTATCCACATAAGTTTAAGGTATTAATTTGTTGATTTCACTTAATTCTTTAGATAAACATGAGGTATTTCCTTTTTTATGTTGAATACTTCTAATAGATTCTACTTCTCGCAAAATAAATTCTCTTCTCTTTTCTATAAGAAGTTTTCTTGTATTATTAAAATCTTTTTTACAAGAAAAATAAATATTAATTTTTTTTTTCAGGAGTAATAATCGCATAATAATCCCAACTAGCTCTTGGAGGACGTATATAAACCTTTTTTGAAGATTTCTTTCTTAATTTTTTTAATAATCTTATTTTCATAATGTCTTAATCTATAATTTTCCTTCTCTTTAAATAAGCAAGAATAGGGATTAAATCTACAATATCAGTCTTCCGATCATCCCATATTATTCTAAAATAATCTACATTCTTAGATGAACATTCTCCTTTAAGCCACTTATTAACAACCTTTTGATATTCAAGATTCTGTTCTATGTATTCTTCTTCATCGACAACATCTTCTCTAGTATAGATATTTATATCAAGTATCTTCTTTAAAACATATCTACATTCTGCGGTAGTAAGTTCTCTTTTAAGTACTAATCCTTTTGGATAATTATCTAAAGTCAATGAGGTTGTAACTGTTCCAATATTAAATGTCTTTGTAGTCATAAACTATAAGTTTCCAGAGTAGACAGTTATATAAACAATCTAATAAAGATTTGTCCTCACTATAATATAAATATCTTATAGAATCAACATTACGATATGTTATGTTCCATCTTTTATTAAATTCTTGAGTATTTAAATAATATTTAACGCCTTCTTTTTCTACATATTTTGGAAGAAAATCTAATAAATCAATTATTGTAAAAGCTGGAATAATTTGTTCTACAAAGTTTAAATCTTCGTAAACTTCTACATTAGTTTTAGTAACTAAAAAATTATTTGTGGGTCCAGATACGCGAATCCAGAAGAGTCCTGAATTTGGTTTATCTGCTAATAGTGTTAACAAATACTTACATTTCTCTAAGGAAAGCACAGATTTATATAAATTATCCATATCTTATTTAATAATATATTACATATTAGAGAAACAGTTAGAAATATAATAATAATTAATAGAACACTAAATGCTTCATCATCATCTTTATACTTATAAAGCAATATACAAGCAATTAAGATAATAATTATCATAAAGCCTTCCATATTTACTTAGGTATGAGAATAGTGATATTATCTTTATCTATAAATAATGTATCTTTTTTAATAAATGATTCTAAAGCTTCTGATTTATTAGAATCGTTTTGATTACACTTATAAGATGAAATTATACTACCTAATAATATCCCTAATATAATTAATACAAAATAGATACAATCCTTTACAGTAATTTCGTCTATATTTAGCATTATATATACAGATATAATAATAATGCCAAGAATAATAATTGCAACCATATATTAATATTTTATTTAATATAAATCTTCAGTATATAATTCATTCCCAAATTTAAGCCTTTCAATTTGTCCTGATCGTAAAGCTATTTGTGCTGCTTCTCTTCTACCAACAAATCTACCAGTAGAAGTAAGAAATCCTTGATAACTTTCATGCTTTGGACAATTTTCGTTCCATGCTACCTGTACACTATTTTCATTAGTCTTTTTAAAATAGATATTAGTAGGAAGTATTCCGATAATATTTGGATGTCTATATCCACATAAAACAAATCCAGTTTTAACTCCGTAAATGGATTGATGTGGATATTCTAATCCATTATCATAGTGAATAGCTGCACATAATATTACTTCCTTATCTTTTAATTCTTGCTTCATTGAAATTAATATAAAAATAATTTAGCTTTTTCAAGTAAATAATTGGAACAAGTTATAAATTCTGAGGCACTATCTCTAGAGTTAAATTCCAAGAGATGGTTTGAAGGTCCTTCACCTATAGTTAAACAACTATTGCCGTAGTCCCATATAATATAGTATTTAAAAATACCTTTTGAACAAATATTTTTTTCATCTTTATCCCATTCAACTTTTAATCTTCTTAGTTGAATAAGGGCTACAATAGCTTCTGCTTCTTCTCTGGTTGCACATAAATTTCTATCATACATAGGATCTCTTTTACCAGAGCTCATCGAACGCACGTTTGAAAATTGATCTATATAATATTCATTTATAACTGGTACAATATCACAAAAATCTTTCCAAGTTTTAGGTTCTCTTTCTGTAATTACTTTAAAAGTTGTATCGTCTTCTTTAATTAATTTACAATTATCTGGAACTTCAATAGTTATATTTTTCATAAGTTATTTATATAATTAATTCTATTCTCCATATTAGACTTCTTAAAATTTTTATTCTCTCTAAGTTCTTTAATATATTCTAGTATTCTCTCTATTCTATGTTCTTTTAATACTTTATATAGATATTTACCAGATGTTTTTATAAATTCTGGATATTTTAAAGTAAGATAAATTTCAAGGTTTGAATCACATAAATATACTAAGTCATCTATATAGCTATATTTAATGTCATTCTTTACTTTTCTTCTAAGTTTCTTAAGAAGTTTTGTTTTCATGTTTAAAATGTGAAATTAATTCTTCTACTATTGTTCATAAAGTTTCTTTTCAGATGGTGGAGATAGTATCCAATTCCTCTAACTTCTTGCGAAGTTCTGAAGTATTTTCCGGATAAAACAAGGTGTAGTAAACATAATTAATTTCCTTTAGAATCTTTTTCTTTTTAACTTTTAAATAACTGATAATTTTTTCAAATAATCAATGATTAAAACCATATTCATTATCCCTAGATAATTCTCTAAATAGTTCACGCAAAAAAGATCTGCTATATATTGATCTTCACAATCTCCCTTAAGCCAAGCGTTTACAGTATCTTTATACTCATCCATTTGCTCTTGATATTCTTCTTCATCATAAAAATCTTCAAGTGTGTATGATTCAAATCTAAATATTTCAGAAAGAATATACTTACATTCATCCAAAGAAAGTTCTCTTTTAAGAATTAATCCTTTACCAACTTTTCCAGTTGTCATTTTAATGATTCCGAGATTATAACTTTCCATAAAATACTTTATTTATAATTATTAATACTAAATATTACTTTTATTTTTCCTAAATTTCTTTTTTATTAATTCCTCCGAATCAGTTTCAATATATCCATTATCATATAACCATTTTTCTGGAGCTCCTATTAAATCCATATATGTAAATGTATTAGACTTTTTAGGAGCTATAGTTTTTTCTGGAATGTATGTCTTAGATTTTAAAGTTTTACTATCTTGAATTGAGATAATATTACCTTCTCGTTTATATAATAAAACTTCATAAATAAATTCTTCTGTAGGATATATATAAGAATTATTCTTCTTAAAAATTCGGGACATTATCTTTTATTATTACGTGGAGATTTAAACCATGTAAGAACAAACGAGGGATCTTCTTTAAAATATTTAGCAAATGTTTTTAAATAAGCATTACAAATTTCTTGATTCATTCCTTCTACTCTATTACATTCAACGAATATAAAAGGACGTTTACAAGCCTTTCCGTATGCTATCTTCTTTCCTAACTCTAAAGAATATTTAGCCATATCCTCCTTTCTTGCTACAGAAATCCCGAAACGAGTAAATTTTCCAGATGAGTTTGAGATGGTTACAGCACAGATAATAAATTTTCGTTGACACCCATTATTATCAGTAAAAACATCTTCTATATATTGTATTATTTCTTTCATTTTATTTATTATTTAAATTTTCAATAAATACAGTTGCAAAAACATCTAAATTCATATTTATCTGATCCCAGACATCTATTTTAAAGTATTTATCTTTTACAGAAGGCCAAGGAGAAATTAGAATTTCCCACTCACATCTAGCCCAAAACATATACATACCTTCTTTCTTTATAAATTTTTTACACTCTTCTAAATCAGAAGATTCAAATTTCTGCTGTCTTGCACATCCTAAGAAATAAGGCATTACATCATACTGCTGTAATTTAGTAGAATTAAAATCTACAATATATACATACCAACTTTTCATTAATTATTAAATTTAAGTTTTAATTTATTTAAAATAGAAAGATCGTATTTAATAACAAAATACTCTCTATCTATTCTAAGTGTTATTTCTTTATTCTTATTATCATTTAAGTAAAATAATTCTACATCATCTAGATGAAATCCAAATGGAGTAGTGGTATAGACTGGTTCTTTGTATACTCCCATTTTATCCGCTTGTTCAAGCTCTTCCTTATTGATTATTACTTTTATTTCAGCAATCATTTATTATAGTATTTAAATGATTAATAGTGTCTTTATACGCTTTTATATATTCTTTTAAGGAACATTCGTTTAACTTTTTATCTGTTAAATGATGAGAAAGAGTTTTGAGGATTGTAGGCATTGATATATCATATCCTTCTAATATCCAATCCTCTCTCTCTAAACTCTTTCCGGAGGTATCTTTTTTTCCTTTATTTATAATCTTCTTTAGATATAGATCATATCTAGCAGGAGATGAACCTTCTTCTATTTTAAAGTCGTTTTCTATTATTATCATATGTAATAAATTAGTAAATATTCTATTTCAGCTGCTATACACAGATTATTATAATTTTTATAATAAAAACTCCTTTTACTTATTTTGATATAGATTAGATCTAGTTAAACATATATTAAATATCTAATAACCAATGAGTATATAACGCTTTTATATAATCCCAATCTATTTTCGGTAATACTGATTCTTGTCCTAGATCCTTAGGAATAATATCAAATAAAGTATCTGGATTATTTGCATCTAAATTTCTTATTATATTATAGGAAGATGATATATTATTGATTGTTTCAAAATATACCATTAATAAACCAGAACACTTTAACCATATCAAGAAATCGTTTAATGTCTTTTTAGTCTTCATTATCTTTTAAATCAATTATTGATGAATGTTGAGCTAACATATCCGCGAAATTATTTCCTTCATCTTCCTCATGTCCTTTAACCCACTCAAGAGATAATTTATAATGAGGTAATAAATCAATAACTTCTCTCCACAAATCTTCATTCTTTTTATCTTTAAAATTAGTCTTTATCCAATTATAAATCCATCCTTTTTTAATCGGATTTAATACATATTCAGAATCAGAATATATAACAACTTCGGAGTTAAATGGGAGATGTTTCAATGCTGAAATAAATCCCATTAACTCACAACGATTATTAGTTGTATTCTTAATTCCTTTAAATACGTATTTAATAAGATTCATATCGGAATCATAAAAGACTACTGCATATCCTCCTTGTTTTCTGGAGGCTCTGTAAGATCCATCTGTATAAACTATATATTTCATATTTAATAAATGCAGATATAGCTATAATATATCCGGTAATGAATATAATATACTTCATTCTAATCCTTTTTAGCACATCCATAATTTTCAGATTCCGGAAATTCTCCTGTTTCTAAATTGAATAAATTATATGGAACTATATACTGATATCTTGCACTTATCATTTTTGGAAAAGTTTTAGTTACACATTGATTTCCTTCATATGTTCCTATTAACCAAAATTCTTTATTATTTGATGCAACTACTAAAGTTCCAAGTGGTAACTCTTTAGGAATATTCAACCAGTCTAAATAAGAAGAATATTTAGAAAGTTTTAAAAATATGTAACCAAATCCAAATTCATTTAATATATCTACGCAATCAGGTGAAGTAGATGTATATACTTCAATAGTATGTTTTTCGAAATTCAATTCAATCTTACAATCTCCAATACCCTCATAATAAAACATTCTATTGGATATATCTAATCCTGCCAATCTAGAAAAGATATTTATTCTATATCCAGAATCAATCAAATAAGTCTCCCAATCCCGATAGTCTTTTTTAGGAAATAAGATACATTCAGAAGCTTCAAAAGATGAATGTTGTCCATATTTATTTAGTATAATATTTCCTGGAAAAATTTCAATATCATCATTCTCAAGTATTTCTACTGTACAAATTCCAGTAAGTATGTTATAATACTTAAAATTTTCTGGAAATCTTTTTATTATTTCTGCTATATTTATCATAATAATTTCTGAAATATTGCTATAGGAATTAACAATAGACCGAACATCATTAGTATTATGGCTATAAGCTTTTCAAATTCTCCAAGCTCTAACTCACAGTAATTCTCAGCATGGTAGTATATACCCCATGACAATAATAATAATATAAAACCTACAATAATATACATTTTATTATAATTTATTTAAAAGATCTTTTAATCTTTCCTTATTTACAATTACTTCATCAAATGCTCCGAATTTACATTTTCTATTAAATAAATATCTAATAGCGATCTTTAATCTCTTCCAAAAACTCACCTCCGGATTTAAATAATATTCTATATAAATCTCCTCCTCTCCTTCATAAGAAATAAAACGCATTAGATGTTCGGAGCAATTACATTCACATTCTAAGTAAACTATTTCCATTATATATACATTTCTTCGATTTCTAATAATAATTGTTCAACCACTAAATTCTCCTCTAATTGATCTTCTAAGAATAATTCCTCTAGATTAGGTAAATCTAAATGAATCGGAGGGATATTTAATATTTCCGACACTAAATTATTTACATCTTTTGAAGTTTTATCAATTTCTTCGCAGAGTATTTTATACTCTTGAAGATCTTCTGGAGTATTATATAAAATCATATTAAGCTAATAAAAAGTTGTTTAAGTTCTGTGGAATTATTTTTCTTTCTGAAATATCTTTAAATAAATTCAAATATTTAATAGGATATTTCTTAGTCGTGGTGGTACCTAGATAAATAATTTGAACGTAGAACTCACTTTCATTTATTACTTCTTTCTTCACATATAATTTATCATACTTGAATGCTAATGCAACATTTATAAATAAAGCTTCTATATACGCTATATAATCATACAATTGTTGAAATGTATGATTTCCGTCAGAAATGTATTTTGTATCTATTCTATCTGATAACTCTTTAATAACAGAATTTAAATATCTAGCATCTGTTATTCCTTCTAAATTCTCCATATTTCTATATTTAAATAACAATAATATTCGATTCTTTAACTTTATTTAAATCAAATTCAGGATTATATCTAGTTCTTAGAATATTTAAATACTCTTGATTCTGATCTAATTCATTATTTATATACACCATTCCATTAAAACTTATTGGAATAATATCAAATAACTCTTTTATATCTAAATCGGAGTAATCTTTAGCACTTCTCTTATTTAAAGTATCTTTTATCACATTTAAATTATATTTATCCCCATTCCCCTCTATGTAATAAATAGGATGAAGCTTTACGGATGAGATGGACCAATAACCAAATCCGGAAGATTTTAATACCATCCATCCCATCCAATTTACTCCAAATTTACCGCTTGTTTTAAATACTCTATTCCCCTTAAGATCTATTATATCGGAACTCCCTTTAATAGTTCTTCCGTATATAGTCTTAGTAGATTTAAAATATTCCCAAAACTTTTTTCTGGCGGTTATTCTCATGGATTAATAACTCCTAGAAGAGTTAGTATTATCAATATGACTCCAAAAGCTATCACCCCAGCACTATCTTCATTCTTATGTTCTTGCATAATCTTAAGTATTTATATTAAACAATGTTTTTAAATTCTTTGATAATTTAATACATTCTAGATCATGTAAATGAAACCATTTACAAGAAACTAGATCTTTTGGGAGGTGTATAAATTCCGGAATATGATCTAAATTAATAGAGTAAAAATACCTTTGTTTCTCTAAATCATTATCCCTATCAATCATTATAAACCTCTCTCTCCGAAACCTGTGATTAATAGAATTTTTCACAATTCTACTTGCACAAGATTCCATTGTTTCCGCTTGAAGTAGTGGACCTTCTAAAGAATCCCATATATTTTTATGTCTTTTTTTGAATAAGAGAATTAAATCATTATATCTAATTAATATATTTACTACCATCATGTTTGAAAATCTGAGTTTGAAAAATGAAAATAAAAAAGCCTAGAACTCCAAAAATCTATAATAGTCCAAACATACCATATCTGGAAGTTGACTTAAAAATAGTTTTAGAGTATCTAGGCTTGATAAAATAGACAGAAAGGGGTATTCTACTTATAAGCCATAGAATCCGTTTAGTTTTGAAATTTTAATATTTTACAGTCTTTTAAAGAGTTATATAAACAAAACTTTATTTATATAATATTCAGTTAAATAACTATTTGGAGTATTTTTCATATCTTTTCGAATTTTTCAATATTTATTGAATGAAAAGAAAAGTCCAAACAAAATTTGTCCAGATTTTTCTATAAGAAATAATCAATCTAAAAATTCCCATTATAGAATTGTTGTCCTACGAGGATTTGAACCTCAATTCTCTGGACCAAAACCAGATGTATTACCATTATACTATAGGACAAATGTTTATTAAAAATAGTTATGTATAGATTATATAAATACAGCCAAAGAATATGTCAAGGGCAAGAATCCTCTCAAGGACTAAGGTTAAGACAGAAAGAGGAGTATAGTTTATATTTAAATAAGTATATTTATTTAAATAAAAACATCTTTTGAGGATTCTTTCGCATTAATAGTTTATATTATCGTCTATATTATTTAGCTAAATTTTATTATATATATAATCTATACATATAAAAATACCTCCATCCAAATGGATTTAAGTATTACCTACTTTATTTATTTTTCTTTTGAAAGAGTATGAAGAGTATTATAAATATCTCTTAACTCATCTGGGATTATAATTTTAAAGTTTTCAATTTCTGATCTCTTATTTAATACATACTCATTATACTTTGAACGTACTATCTCCATATCCTCTTTGTATGATTCCACGTCCACTTTTTGTTCAAGATTAAGATACATTTGATATTCGTGATCATAATCTTTTACTTTAGATTTTAAGGAATTTAGAACCTTCTCATTCTCTCTCCGCAAATCTTGGTATTTAAGCATGATCTTCTCTACTTCTTTAGTATCCACACTTGGGATTTTATTAGTAACTACAACTATAGAATCTTTTGCTTCTGTGGTTATATTCACTTTATTATGTGCAATATTTAAAAGCTCACTATAAGCCTTTCTTAAAGCACCATTATTATGAATATATTTCCCGATTGAAGAAGTTAAAGCTTCTGAGAAGAGGTATTTAACTCGTTCTGAGATGCTTAATTTCCCAAGCCCATAATTAATATCTAGTGTAGAATTTTCAGACCTCTGTACTATATATTCAGGGAAATCCTTTGTGAAATCAGATAAAGTATATTCTTTAAGTCTCTCACTTTCCACATCTTTTGCTCTAATTCCTTCACTCATCCATGCTATAAATGCTTTTAGTTGTGCAGCTTTAGTAAGTTTGGAATCTAAATCAGATAGTTCGGATAGATTATATCCTTCTTTAGTTCTAATCTTATTCTCAGATCCAAAGAGTGTTACTTCCTCAGTAATGAAGGAGATACTATTTAAAGATGATTCTATATCCTTTAATAACTCTCTAGCAATGTTACATAAATATGTAGCAGAAGTAGAAGTAATACCACTCTCTCCAAAAAATACTTTATTCTCATTTTTAATTTCCATAATATGAATATTTAAATAATTACTACTTAGGTACTTTGTAAGGAGTCGAACCTTAACCTCACATCCCTCGGAGTGCATCCGATGCACAAAGTACTATTAAATAATCAGATCCAGAGATATATAAAATCTCTTTCGCCGAGAATGTATCCCAATGAAGTTTGTGCCTTAACTTCATCCCCTGTTTTTCTATAAGGCACTATAGATTATCAGAGATTTCATATAATTTCTTATATGATTGATTCCCTATAAACATTGTAGTTTTTGGAATCTCACCTTCTATATAAATAGATTGGCTCAGTGTCACCACTATCCTTTAAGGACTACAGGTTCTCTTACGAAGCGTATTTCTGTATTTAACTTCACTGATTTTGCTACATCTAGATAGTACTAGAAGTGGGATTCAAACCCACACGGATATTACTATCCACAGAATTTTAAGTCCTGAGTGTCTGTCAATTCCACCATTCTAGCATAATATATTTAATCCCACCATTCTTTCATATAATAATATCTTAATTTATTATATAAATACCACGCTTTTTCAGTTCGAAGAGTTGGGAGAATATCAATATCATATTTATCTATAGAAATAAATCTATTTATATTCTTAGTATTTACATAACCTTTAAAATCTAAATCCTCATCCCTAGCAATATCTAATAATCTCACAGCCAATTGCATCTTCGAAATTATTCTGGAATTATTAATATGACATCCGTTATCAGTAAAAAATTTAATACATTGAGTTAATTTCTCTTTTTCTACATCTAACATAAATGCCCAATCAAAATTATAATAAGCATTAGTTTTTATAAAAAATTTAATCCATCTCTTTACTTCTTTCGGGAGTTCTCTCTTTTTCATAATTAATAAATTATAAATCTAGACATATTTGTATATATAAATTATTAACAGGATCATTTGGAATTAGATCTTCTCCAGATATTTTCCGTCTTAATCTTCTCTCTATACATCTATCACATAAATACAATTTTAAATCCCACGTCGAATACAATACATTATTCTGAACTGATTTCTTATATTAACTTACTTCTTATAATACGAAGCTACATTAGACAATTATAAGTGTATCAACTCCAATATACAGTTTATCAGATTAATCTATTAGGAAATAATGCTTGTTTCTCATATAATTATTTTTATGGAAGTTCGATAAAAATGCTATCATTAACCGTACTCGATAGCTAAGTTGGGTTATACGACACCCAATAGGACTAAATTTATATGTACAATACAAAACCTATAAGTTACGTTGAGTCCTACACTAGTACTACACTCTTTATTATGCTCCCTGAGGTGGACTCGAACCACCGACCTACAGGTTAACAGTCTGCCGCTACTATCAACTGAGCTATCAGGAAAATTACTGTAGTATTATTCTCACGAACACCTACAGTAATAGAAATATTGAATTTTACACATTACACCGTGTATTAAACCTACGCTTAGGTTCCCAAATACTTAATAAACACAAATCTGTTTCTGTTTATTGTAAATCAAATTATTAATGGTATCTTTAATCTCTTTAGTAAATTTAAATCCTTTGCCAATCAACCAAGATAAATACTCTGGATCAATTTCTATTATATCTCTTGGTGTAAGTCCACGATACTTGCCAAAGTGGAGTGGATTATCAATTCCAATTACATTATAATTCATATTGAACTATGGTGACAAGTTTTGAAGTTCCTTTAATTACTCCGGATTGTATATAATATTTTGGAGTACCTTCCTTATCATATCCGTTATTAGACGTTCCAGCTCCTTTTATATCTTGGTTTGATCTCCAGTATTCTCTAAGATTATCTTCTCCTTCAATAGTCACACTTGACGGTTTTATAGTATTATTTACAATATCAATTTCAGTTTTAATTAATCTCCATTTGTTAGTTTCCATTTTGTTTACATTTTAAATTCAACAATATTTATATTTCTAAACATTTTAAGGGTTTTGACACGTCCTCAAAAGCGGTTTACTTCACAGTTATCAGGATCACATTCACCACATATTCCTCGATACTTATTAGATAGTGAAAGCATAACTTTAGATAACCTACATGTAGCGAATATTATTCTCTGAGGTCCACTTCTAGGATTCCAAGCTATCCAAGGAATAATTAAATTAGGGCATTGTTTACATCTTTCATCTATTATGGTAGATTCAGATATTAGTTGTTGTAGCTTATTCATAATAATCTGTTGGTGGACCTACTCGTTTGAAGTAAAGAACTCCGCTCCTCAGGTAGGACTTGAACCTACGACTCTACGGATTAACGGTCCGCTGCTCTAGCCAACTGAGCTACTGAGGAGTTAATTTAATGATATAAGTTCCCAAACCTTATATTTTAAATTCAAGAAAGTTTTATAACATTTCTAAGTTATAGAGTTATTCTCATTACCAATACAAACTCAAAAAGATGGATCTGCTTTTAATTTATACTCCCCTTAGACATAGGATGAGTTGGGATTTATAATTAGCATGCATAATTATAAAATATAACAAACTTCTATATTCCGCGTTAAATATCTGAAGTCTATTATATAGTAGCGGGAGATGGATTCGAACCACCATCCTCTAGGTTATGAGCCTAGGATGTTACCTTTACACTATCCCGCATAGAATATAAACAAAATTATTAATAAAAGGGGTGGTTACAGCTCATCTGCATTATTGCTGATTTTGATACTATCTCAAGGGCACTGAACCCACCCCAACCCTACTGTTGCCTTTTTTCGGGTTAATATTAAGATATGAATTATATGAGTTTCTTTATCACTTCTTAGATTGGATTCGGACTAATATTTCCTATTGTATGTGACATTTTCACCAGTTAAACTACTAAGAAGTTGATTTAACAATAAGTATTCCACGCTTATTTTATATCTAATCCTAAGATATTAGATTTTAGGTCAATTTGGAAATCTAAAAATCTAGGTTTATTTATACTCTGTAACCAGTAGAGCTTGAATATCTAATTATTGTACACTAATTAGATTTACATATGTAAATATCTTACTCCATGAGGATAATTTCTCTATGGATGTTACCTATTTGGATTTCAGAGATTTTATATTTAAAATCATCTCTAACTGTTATCGTTTCTAACATATCTAAAGATGCGTTATCTCCTAATACTTCGATACATCTTACTAATCTTGGGCTACTCCTATTAATATTTCTCATATCTAATGGAGACTTAATTACTTTATATTTAATTAAATACTCTATAGCTGGTAGAGATAGATTTAATCCAATTCCGGATCTATTAATCACGATCTTCATAATTATTATATTTAAAAGATTATTTTTATTTGTTTTAATTAATATAATTTTAAAGTATTTAAAAGATATCATTCTTATATATTTCCGAATATAACCTTTTAAATATAATATTTAACGAGAGCGAAGAGAGATTCGAACTCTCACAATATAGTTTTGCAGACTATTCCCTTAACCAATTTGGATATTCGCTCTTATTTAAATAGAATTAATGATTGATTCTAATGAAGATAATAATAATAGAAATATAAATATTCCTATTATTGTCATTATGTATTTTATATCTATCTTTCTCATAATAAACAAATTTAAAAAGGAGAGTATTAACTCTCCCTTAATAAGGAAGGAGACATCACGTCTCATTAAATGTTGCTAATGTTAAACACTGATCATGAAAAAAAATTACAAAAAACATTAATCCAGAAATTCTAAACCTCAGAAATCCTGAAAATCAATATCGTGGTCCCACTAGGACTTGAACCTAGAATCTCAACATTATGAGTGTTTTGCGTTAACCTTTACGCTATGGGACCTTACATATCCTTAGATAAGATATATAATTATATACTTATCATCATATGTTTAAACATATATCATAATCATATTTCTAGCGATCTGAATATGTTGATCTAGATAATATATCATAGATCTTTATCTAACAATCCTTGTAATTTATATTATAACTCTTATCTAACAAAAGAGAAGAGCTAATATTGTAAAGAATAGATATATTCTATACATCCAAGGACTAGCTGTCTTTTTAATATTTTGTAATAATACTATTAACGCAGTTATACATATTGCATTAAGTACTGTTAAAATAATTAATATTGATTCCATAATTTTAAATTTAAAGTTATAAATTATAGACACGACAGCTTATATATTTATTGATACTAGAGGCAAATAAGAGGTGATTAGGGTTCAAGATTAGAACTTGTCTCACCTCTTTCATTAACACAGGATTTTCCATGGTTTTACGAACTATGGAGAAAATTTTTAGTGGTGTTGTGGATTAATGCTGTGAGAAGGGGGGAAATTTGTGGTTTAGAATCACAAAAATCCCATCTCTCACTTCTAATCACTTGAAAAATATTATCACAACTCCCTTAGTACCTAGTGAAGGAAACGAACCTTCATTAACCATTCTAGGTAAATCGAATAGTCATATTTCAACCCATTCGATTTTTCTTTTATATATTTTATACTCTCCTGTTTCGAGCAATAGTTTTATCGCATCCTCAACAAAGAATGATTTTTGCTTTCTTGCTTCTGTAATACTCATATTACGTTCTAGATTATATTCTCTAAATAATTCCAGAGCACTTTTAATTTTCCCTACATAAATAGGATTTTCATCAGTCCAGTCCACAGTTCTTGTGGAAGTATTTTCTAAAATACCTACCTCAGACAGGAATTTTAAAATTAATCCTTCTCTAATTGGGAGAATTTTAGCTAATTCCTTTCTTATATAGGATTTCTCCATTGGATGATGTAGATTTTCTCTTTTGAGTGAGTTAAATTTTTAATCTTTTTCATGATATCTTGTGTTAATTTTTTAATAATAATACATAATATAAATAAAGGATAGCATTAGCTATCCTTTATATTAAGCCTCATCCCAGAGACACAGAGTTCTTTCCGTGCCAGGAACGAAACGATTCGGGACGCGTTTCACGTCAATGACTTTGACAGCTTCAACATCATCCATAACCTCTAGGATTTCTCCTAAGGTCGTGCATTTCCGGAGTTGCTTCATTAACCCCGATTTTGCCTCATCCAGTCCATTGACTCTGTTTACGAGCTGAGATAAAGAGATAACCAGTGTTTGTGTTTCTCCCTCTCCACGAACAAAACCTTGAACAACACGTTCTTGTCCATCCTGAGTTGTGAACTTATATTCAGGGTTAAATGTTGCATTACTTAAGTCGACAACGTCTCCAATTTCACGTCCGCCTTCTGCGTTACGAACTATAACTGGGGAATTTAATAATTCTTTAGACAGACCTTGTGAAAATTTACTTCTACCTTTCATAATCTTTACGTTTTATTTAATGTTTTTTATTCAAAGATGGTCACGGGGTGTAGGGTGTGATCCTTTTTCTTTGCTCATAATCATATTAGTTTAAAATTTCCCTCTAAAAATAAAAAATATAAAAATTTTTTTTCTAAATCCTCAACCATTTCTATTTTCACAAAATTTATCCTATCTCTTGTTTATCTTCTTACCCTTTACTATTTTTGAATTTGATAAAATTAATACTATGGAAAACTTTTATTTAACAGGAAAAATTTCAAACAAAACATTTATTACCTCGGAACTAGTCATGAGATGGGTATGTCATTTTAGAAAAAATAACATCTCTCAATTTACTAAAGATCAAATCGTCCAATGCGGTATAGGACATAATGATGTTAAGAAATATCTAAAAATATTAGAAGAAAATAAAGAAATCGAAAACTTAACAGAGAATGGATATGCGTATAAGATAAAATTAAATCTCATCAAACCTTGTTATAAATTTCTACTAGATAAAAACATTACAAAAACACACAAATTCTTTTTATTAGTATTATTAGAATATAGTAAAATTGAGAAAATTAAATATTCAAATAAGAATTTAAGTAGAATCCTTTATGGTAACGATCAAAATGCAACTGGAATTTATAATTATATCAATAGAATAAAGGATTATGGATACGGAAGTTATATTGATATATTAAATAATTCAGACTTTACTTCAGAAGTAATTAATAATGATCTCTATTCTAATGAACTTTATACTGAAACACAATATGGATTTATTGTTAATAATAGAAAGGAGAAAGTCTTTAAATGTCAGTATTGTGGGGAAAGTGATCCAAATAAATTTTCTAGTGGATCTTCTAAAACATGTAATAAATGTAAAAGTAGAAAGAGAAAAGAAAGGGAAATGGAAAACGTAACTAAATGGTTATTATCTAAAACATTGATAAATAGTAATAAAAAAGGTTTAGAAAATAACTTAGATATGGTATATCTAGAAGAGATATTGAATAAACAAGAAAATAAATGTTATTATACACACCTTCCTTTTAAATTTGATGAATTTAATTCTCCATCTGTGGATAGAATAGACTCTAGTAAAGGATATATAAAGGGAAATGTGGTGATATGTAGAGCGGGAATAAATATTATGAAGAATGATTTAGATTTAGAAAGTTTTAAGAAGGAGGTATGTAATATATATGAGAATTTAGATAATATTAAATAATTTATAGTATTTAAATAAATTTCTCCTCCATTTTACAATTCCCTAAGAAGAAAAAGCATGAAATTCAGGATTTAAATAAAATAAAATTTTTAAATTTTCTTCGGAATGAGGTATGAGGATTGTATTAAATATAAAATATTTAAGATATATGGGAATTTTAAATATATGAGGTATTTAAATATAAATTTTATATAATAGATAAATTTTAAATATAAAGAGACTCCCAGCTCAAGGTTTTTTGCGAAGCAAAAAATCTTACCCTTTGAAGGGGTAGGGTAGGTACTAGTTAAGGACTTACTAGTTATAGTTCTGGTACTCTCATGAGAGGTAGGATTTGGAGTAGAAGTGTGATTTATTTAAATATTTGGTTAAATATTTAGCAAAATGCGCGTTTAGGTAAGGATTGTTCAAGTGTAATTTAGAAGAGCTTCAAGTGTAAAATAATCGAGTTGGTGGTTTTCGTCTTCTATTCTACACTTAGAGCATTTTTTGAATTTTTAAAAAATAAAGTAGGAATATGATTTATATAAAAATTTTATCATAGAAACCGACGGTCTTATCTAAATTTGTTATAAAAACCATTCGGGAAAATCGTGAATAGAAAATTTTTAGATTTTATAGGTGATGTGAGTTATTATCCTTATCTTTGTTTGTGATTAAAAATAATTCCACAACATTATCTATTTATTTAATTAAATATATAAATTTAACATGGAGAAAATAAATAAACCACAAAGAATACAAATAGGAAAAAACTTGATAGAAAATGAGGATTTAAATGGGTATACTATATACTTATTCTGTTTATTATCCTTATATAAAGATAAAGATACGCAGCAATGTTTTCCTTCTTTAAATACTTTAGCGGAAGAAACTAAATCATCAAAAAAGACAGTTATGAATAGATTAAATGAACTACAAGATAAAGGTTATATAACTATAACTAAAAGAGGAAATAAAGGAAATTTATATACCCTAATTCGCCCTCCAAAATTATTAAAAGATAAAGAAGAATTTACTTTCGAATTTATGAAAAGAGATGATTTAACAATAGAAGAGAAGATATTCTTTATTTGTACTGCTCCAAAAACTATTAAAGATACTAATACCGGAATAGGAGAAATGAAGAATGTGAGCGTGAATGCGATTGCTAGGTTATGTGGATTTTCGTGGGGAAATGCGAAAGAGCTTATTGATGGACTAGAGAAAAAGGAAAAGATAGAGTTAAATAATAATAATTTAAAAATAGATTATACGAAGATTAGTCAGGCTATATTATTTATGGCTGCGAAAATTGAAGAGAATAGTAAGGATATTGTTAAAACAAATAATAGGGTAGATACATTAGAATCTAGAGTAGAATATTTAGAGAGAGAGATATTAAAGATAAATGCTAAGGATGTAGAATATGAAACAATTTAATTATTACTAAATGTTATATTTAATAAAATCAGGAAGTAATTTAAAGATAGGATTTACATCTGATCTAGATTCTAGATTATCCCAATATAAAGTACATAATCCGGATATTAGATTATTAAATTATAAATCTGGAACAAGAGAAGATGAAAAGAGATTACATACCTTATGTAAAGAATATAAATATTCTGACGAGTGGTTTATATATAACGAAGAAGTTATTGATATATTTAATAGTTATATTAGTAAAATAGATATAGAATCTTCTTTTAAATATTCTATAAGCATAAATTTAAATCTTATACTGGAGGGATTATCCCAACTATCTAAAATAAGTGAATATAAAGTGTTAGTCTGTTTATGGAAATATTCAGATCTGCGTGGAAAGATTGTATTAGATTCTTATTTAAATAATTTAATACATCATGCAACACAACTTACAATAGGAACTATTAAAAATTGCATCTCCTCTTTATATAAAAAGAATCTTATTATAAAACTCGGAAAGGATAGAGGAGTTTATTACTTAAATACTAGATATTTTTTAAAGAAATAAATTAAAGAAACATTAAAAATTAAATACTATTAAATAAAATAATATGATATACTTAATTGAATCAGGTAATTTCTATAAAATAGGATTTACAGAGAATCTTAAATCTCGAATGAAACAATATGCTACTCACAATCCAGATTGTAAACTTATAGATAGTTTTGAAGGATACATAGAAGATGAGAAACAGTTACATGAGTTATGTAAAGAATTTAATCATTCTTCTGAATGGTTTAATAAAGATAAAAGGATATTAGAGATATTCCAAGAATATAAAAATTCTGACACTGTTGCATTAAATAAAAAATAAAGAGTTTAGAACAACGGGTTAATGAATTAACACGTAGCGTAGGAATGCTGAATGATCGGTATGAGAATTTAACTACAACTATAAATAAGACTACAAATAATGAGAGTGATCTAATAACTTTATGTAAAAGAATAGTCGAATGGGAAGAAAGAACCTTGTCCAGATTAGATATATTAGAAAATATAATATCTAAAATAATATAAATGAAGTAGATAGTTAAATTTAAATATACCTATTATATCCATTTCCCTTATAGGATTTCTCACAAAAATCACATACCTTTGTAAATCATAACAATCAACCCTTTTATGCAAAATCCAACTTTTGAATTTACACCAATAACATTAACTTTTCCAGAATCCTTTTATATAAAAGAAGGACTACAACGATATTATAAAATAATCTCCGAACCTAAATATACTCCAGAAGAGGAGAGTTATACATATAAACTTCAACCATGCAAAAATGAAGAAATTTTAAATACAGACAATACTAAAATAATAGAACTTATAATTTAAATATATCACAATGAACGTAAACGATTTTTATAAAACAACCAATTACAATGAGCTATACCTCCAACTTTTACAAGGGATTAAGGAAGGAGTAGGAGATTTTAATACAGAGAATATAGCTTTATTAACAGAGAAATTATCAGCAGTAGTAAATGAATTAAATACTACTAATACTAAGATAGATACGACAAATACTAAAATACAAGATTTAATAACTAAAATAGAGAATTTAACTACTACATTTAGTGCTAAATTAGATACAGCATTAGCATCTTTAGCTAATATTGATGTTGATTTAGATCCTGTTAAAGAAACTTTGGGACAGATAAAGGATACAACTACTTCTATACATACGAATACCTCTAGTATAGATACTAATTTAATTCAGGCAAATACTAAATTAGATACTATTGTAACTAATACCTCTCCAAAACTTCCGCCAGCAAATGGAGGGGCAATTGATTAGGTATAAATTAAATTGCACATGTTATTGTTATATAATATATACATTCTTTAAATATTAAAGATATACTATCTTTGTAGTGACATAATTTATAAAGTTAAACAAATAGTATATGGACGGTAATATAATGCAAAATGTATTAGTGATGTATAGTTATGTAATGAATAACTTAAATAAAATAAAAACAATAATAATATCAGATCCTGAATTTAAATCTCAGGATTCAATAGAGTTTATAGATGAATTTGGAAAGATTAAATATCCAGAACTATCGTATTTAGATAGACAAGGGGCTGTGAAGAAGGATTTGAATAATATTATTCCGGAATTAAGAAAAAATCTTAATTTATAAAATTTAACATTTAATCTTAGGATTAGATCTATAATCTTAGTATATTTGTATATGTTAAATTAAAAATATGATTATGGAAAAACTTATTAGTGATAAGGAGTTAGAATGTATAAATGCTTCTATGATGGATGTAATGAATAATGCTAAAATCGGAATTGAGAAATTAGTTCAAATTATTCAGTATTTTAATGAAGGAGATTGTGAGAATAAAAAGAATTTAAGAGAACTATTAGAAATGAATAAGAGCTTCTCTGATTATTTTGATATGATTGAGGATAGACTTAAAGTGATATTATCTAAGTTAGATAACTTCCATAGAGAAGAAGACTATGATGGAATTGATATAGAGACATTGTTAAATCTTATCGATGAGAAATTAGATAGAACTTTAAATAAAATTCCTAACGAAGAAGAAGATTCTTTAGATGAGTTAGAAAATAAATTAAATAATCCTGATTTAGATAAAATTCCAGATTATGCTAAAGTTGGGATTACTATCGGAGCACCTATAGCTAGTAATAAATTACCGATAGATCAGGTTAAATGTACTAGTCCTGATATAAATGAGTTATTTTCTAATTTCGGAGAGATGGTAAAGGAAATGTTAAAAAGTTCTGATATAGAATATATAACAAATGACGATTATCTTAAATCCCTTAATTTTATTAAGGAGATGATTGAAAATATAAGCAAGTAGTCTTCTTTGCGTGTTTATTTATGTGTTAATAATGTTAAATGAAAATACCCTATAACTTAATTGTTATAGGGTATTTTTTTATATATAAAATTTAAATATGTAATTTATTTAATTCCTCATTGTCATTTTTCTTTACCCACTTATCTATTAAGATATATAATAAATACCATAATACTAAGAAGCAGAAAAATACTAATGCAGATTTAAATAAATAAGTTAATCCGGCAGATAATAAAACTGAGATAATAACCTTAACAGCTTTATAATTTAGGATTTTATAAAAGAATCCCTTTACTTTATTCCAAAAATTTTTCATAGTTAAATATTATTTAGTTGTTACTTAATAGTTCATTAGAATCATTAATATTAGGAATTAAGAAGCTTATATAGTTACCTTGTTTAAGATTTGCTCCATTATTTGTATCATAAATATATATATAATAAGAGACGACAGTACTTCCACTTATTGCAGATTTAAATGTTGTAGATAGATAATTTTCATCCGAGACATTTACATTCTCTGATAGAAAAGGAGTTATACATAATAAATTTTTATATCTAGAAGCTAAAGTAGAGTTTTTATATCCTACTGTTATTCTTATCCCTTTATCATCTGAATTAGAGATTATAGAAGCAGTAACGTTATTTATATATTCGTGATTATAAAAGATTGTTTGTAGTGTTCCACTTGAAACATTGGCTGTTCCGGCAACCATTGCTTGAGTCTTTTTTAATAATGCTATTATTTTATCCCTATTTAAATAATCAGTGCTCATTTATTTATATATTACTTGTTTTTATATTATTATATAATATTAGACATTATTCCTGAAGGTTTATTATATATAATATTCCTACTCTTTATTAAATTCTTATGAAAGAACCCTTCGTTTTATATTATCCAAATCAACTTCAGCATCAAATTTTGGATTAGATTGAATCATTTCTTTATATACGGATTCTTTAGATGTAAAATATTGAATTTCTTGAGAATTAGTAGAAAGAGTTCTGGTTTGGAAGAAGATTTAAATAATATCGCCCAGACAGGAAGGGGTGGGATTTTGCTATTGGAAGTATTAGATATCATTTAAATATAAGATTATATATAAATCCTACTTCTTCTTTTTTCCTTTATGTTTCCATTTAGCAGAATTACGTGCAAAGTTAGCTCTTTTCCTTTGTAGAGGTGTAGCATTTGGATCATTTAATACTGATCTAGCATGTTCTTGAACAGATTGTCCAGCTCTTTTAGCAGACTCTGTAAATTTTCCACGATTCTTTTTCTTAATATAAATTTTCCCGCCCTTTTTAAGAAATTCCGAAGATTCTTTACCTAAATACTTCTCTATAACATTATTAAATTCCTCTAAATCCAAATCTGGAACTTTTAATAGACTAAAGTCTATTTTACTAAGATTAAATTTCATACTCTATAATTTAACGCGTTAAACATATTATTTCTTATATTTTTAAATTTAAATATATAAATCTTGTTTTGACTGCAAGTTATTAATATATTTGCACTATTCAAAATAAATGTGTATTAAAAATAGAAAATAAGTTAAATGATAGACAAAATTCTACCCCTCATAAATAGTTTGATTAAATCTAAAATTATAAAAGATTCTAAATTGGTACTTTGTGTAGTTATTGTACTATGTACTTTATATTTTTCTAACTATGTAGAAAGATATTTAAATGAAACGATAAAGGAAACTATTAGAATTGAAATAAGTAATGTATTCAATCAAAGAGAGAAAGAGAGATCTGAGAAACATGCGGAATTAGTAAATACCGCACTAACTATTCCCCCTAAAATAGATAATGAATTACGTAAACTTCAACAAACTCTTAAAGCTGATAGGGCATTTTTCTGTGAATATGGTAATAGTTTAACTTCATTAAGCGGAAATCTTTTTACATACTTCACAATGAGGAATGAACAAAATGCTTCTGGAGTAGCGGGAATTAAACAGCAATATCAACAACAAAGTACTGATAATTTTAGATTTAATGTAGAACTTAACGAAAAGAAAGTATATAATCTATTAGATATAGAGAATATTAAAGAATCAGATCCGATTTTATATACAATGTTAAAAAAGAATGGAGCTAAACAATTATTTCTTTATTTAATAGAAATTGATGGAACTCCCAGAGGATTTGTTGGAATAAGTTATTCAAAAGAATCCCCACTTTCGCATGATCAAATGTTTTATTATATAACAACTTGTGCAAGAGCTATAATAGATTTAGCTATAGTGAAAGGAAATTAAAATTTATATATTATGACTATGAGTATGAATGAAGGAGATGTTAAATACTTCTCCTTCGATGGTAATGATTTAATCGTCGATAAGGAAAACGATGATGTTACATACAATGATGAGAAACATGTGTATGTAGGTAAAAAGGGAGTAGGAGAAGGAAAAAAATTTATTTCTGTAACTACTTTAATTGGAGAGTTCGAGAATAAGTTTGATTCAGATTTTTGGAAGAAGTATAAGGCGTTAGAAGAGTTAATGGGAAATGATTTTATTAATGTAAAGAGTTCTTTATTAAATACTAAAAAATGGGATGATTCTTATATTCCAGATAGTATTACAAAAGAAGTATTTGAAGAAACTTGTAATAAATATGTAAAAGATTGGGGAGAAACAAATAGGATAGCTTGTGAGTATGGTACTGAGATACATGCAGAACAAGAAACTGGATTTTATAATCATGCTGAGAAAATGATTAAGAGATTTAATTTAGGAGGAACTATTCCTGTATATAAAAATCATCATAATTTAGATATAGATACAGGAATTATACCGGAAATGTTAATTTCTTATATAGATCCAGAAGGAATGTTACGTATTGCTGGACAATCTGATTTAATTATTAAAAATGGAAATCATATCAAAGTATGGGACTGGAAGACTAATAAGAAATTAAAACAAAAATCCTATTTTGATCCTAAAAAGAAGAAGTATCAAATGATGAAATATCCTTTAAATAATATAATGGATTGTAACTTCTTACATTATACTCTTCAATTATCTCTTTACGCATGGATGCTTCAAAAACAAAATCCGAATTTAATTATTGATGAGCTAAGAATTGTTCACTTTACTCACGATGGTGAAGTTAATGAGTATGTTCTAGAATATTTAAAATCTGATATAGAGAAGATGCTTAAATACTATAAAAAGCAGTTAATTCTCCGGAAATATGAAGAAGAAAATAAACCTATAATATTTTAAATATCATGAGTATTAAAGATATATTATCAGGACACGCAAAGGAATTTTTAAATATAAATGAAAAATTATATTTAAAAAGATTAGAGATATGTAAAGAATGTCCTTTATATTCAGAAAAATATGGAGGCTATTGTGATCCTAAATTATGGATAAATCCTCGTACTGGTCAGGTATCTGATGTAGAAATGGTTGGATGGGTTAAAGGATGTGGATGTAGACTAATGGCAAAGACAAGAAATAAAAATAATCATTGTGTATTAAATAAATGGTAAATGTTTTATGTTAAATTTAAATGTATATGGGAAAAGTAATGAAAAATGATTATTCCGGATTATATGTTCCGGAGAATGTTAGGTCAGAATTAAATACTGACAAAGCTCTTAAATCGATAGGAATCGATGAGAAAATAAAAAATGTCTCTGACGAAGAACTCCAGAAACAAGTAGAGTTTTTTGAGGATAAAGTAAATAATTGGGAAATTAAACCAATGGGAACTTATTTAATCTTCTCTAAATATCCTGCTAGTCCTTATGAAAACCCTAAATCTAAGGGAGGAATTATATTAAAACGGGACGTTAAACATGATCCTCGTTCTGGAGAAGATATAGATATTTGGAATGAACGCTTTATTTCTGTAGGTAGTGTAATAGATGTAGGTCCCGATTGTAAAACAGTTACCCCGGGAATGGATATAATGTATATAGCTAATAGTGAAAGAGATCTCCCAATTGATACTGACGGAACTGGAGATACTGTTTTATGGATTATTCAAGAGCAAAATGTATTAGCTTGTAGTTCTAAGAAAATTAATAACCATGAAGAATTGTCTTAAATATCAAGAACCTAAAATATTTCTAAAACCAGGAGATTTGGTTCAATTAAAACACGATATGCCATTTAAGCCTAAAATGCTTATAGTGGAAAAAGTTGTAGATTCATCAGAAAATGAAATTTCATTTCTTGGAATGAGGTGTGTATGGTTTAATTCTAATCGAGATATGTGCGAAGGAGTATTCTCGACTAAAGATTTAGAAAAGGTATGATATGAAGAGTGATATAAGTAATCTCCTTATTTATATCACTCTTTCTTGCTAAATATGGATATGTACTATGGTAAAGTTTTTTAATTATAATAATCAAACCGGATCCTTAGAATTAAATAAGGAGGAGATTCTATTACTTAAAGAATTTAATGATTTAATGGAGTCTGAGAGAAATAAATGTCCAGAAGATCCTGTTGGAAGGTTTAAATTACGAGCGTTTAGGGAATTTAAATATATTTATTTAATGTTAGATTGGCAATCTCCTATATGCGATTTCTCTGAACAGAATAGAAATAAAGAAGCAAGAAGACAAGCATCTATAACAGATGAGGAATTTTCCGATCCCTTATTTAGAACAGCTTGTAGAAAATATGAGGAATTGAGAGATTCTTTTAGAACATATAAATTGCTTAAATCTGTATATACTGTGATAGATAAATTAACGATATACTTTAATGATTTAGTAGATTTAAGTGATGTAAATGATGAGACAGGACAACTAAGATATAAAGCTAAAGATGTAATCGCAGAAGCTAAAGGGATAGGTCCTCTTTTAGATGAGGTTAGAGCTGCTGAGGAGAGATATAAAAAAGATATTGAAAAACAATCTAAAATAAAAGGGGATTATGAACCTGGATATAGAGATTAAATATGGCTAGGAAAATTACATATGGAGCAAAAGGTAATGTATCTAAAGTAAAGGCAAAGAAAGATATTCCTAAAAAAGTAGATTCCGAACCAGAAAAACCTAAAAGAGTTGTAAAAAAGAAACCTACTACAAAGGAACTTTTAAATTCTTTAGATACTGAAACAATAGTAAAAGATCTTAGTACCTATGATACCCCAGAAAAGTTAAAAGAAGAGGAATCGGAAGAGCAGAAATTATATGATAATTCTTATATATCTAAAGATTTATCTAACTATAAAATTGCTAGAGATGAAGTTGAAATAGATGATTATTTATATAGTAAATTAAAGACTAAAGCTCTAGAACAATCAGAAGCATTTACTGATTGGGATGTTAAAATAGGAGATCCAGTAGATTTCTTTGATCCCGAACTTTCGTATGAACTTACTGGGTATAGACCTATAACAGAAACACAAGGATTAGATTTTAATCCTGATTGGTTCAGAGAAGATGCAATGACTAAAGAAGCTACAGGGAAGTATGAGATGTATGCTTATAAAGGTCCTGCATATAATAATTTCTGGGATGAGAGATTCAGAAGATGTACTGAGGGCTATACTTCACATGGGTATACTATAACTGGATGGAATTATTTTTATTTAAATTTCTATCGAATGCAAACTCCGATTATATTAGATACAGGAGGAACAAAAAAAGGTAAACGTGCTACATCTTTTCCAATGTTTCTAGCAAAACAATATGAATATTTTCATTATCTGGAATTATGTAGGAAAACAAATAAAGATGCTCTTGTTTTAAAGGGACGAGGATTAGGATTTAGTGAAATGGGAGCAAATAATGGAGTTGCAATGTATACATGTGAACCAGAGTCTCAATCTATATATACCGCAGCAACTAGTGATTTCTTAGCTAAGACATTAGAGAAATGTTGGGTACAATTGGATTATTTAAATACAGAAACAGAGAATGGATTTAAGCATTTACGCCAAGCGATAAATACTATGGTCCAAAAAAGAGCATCAAAGAAGGATAGAGAAGGTAATGAATCCGGATTTAAATCTATGATAACAGGTATTGTAGCGGATAAACCTTCTAAAGTCAGAGGTGATCGATGTGAATTACTTATATACGAAGAATGTGGTTCTGACCCCGAGTTGATTAAGAAATGGATTCAAGGAGATGCTCTTATTAAGGTAATTGGACAAAGAGTTGGATTTAAGATTGGTTATGGTACCGGTAAATATTCCAGTATTTATTTAGAAAGAAAATATAAAATTTTGCCGGCTTGAAGAGGAATCTTCATTGAGAAAATCGAGCAAAATCGGGGAAAGCTGTGATGCCAATCCCGAGGTAATCAATTAAATTGCGAAAGGTTAATTGATACTGTAACGCATAGTAGGTGAATAAATATAATCCTACCACGAGTGTTCGACATCTAGAACAGATGAAAATATATGCTGACCTTACATAAATTAAGAAGTGTAAGAATCTAGAGATAAAAAGCTCTAGAGATAACAAAGTGGGAGATAGTGGTCCATCTTTAGAAGGACTAGAACGGATGTTTCTTGATCCAATTTCCTTCGGAATCTTACCATATAAACATAATCACTCCTCAGATAATCGTACAGTCTATACAGCATACTTTATCCCATCTACTGCCATAGTAATGCAACCTGGGATAATAGATAATCGAGGAGTTACAATACGTAAGAAAGCAGAAGAATTTTTAATGATTGAACGTCAAAGATACTCAAATGATCCCTTTGCTTATATGGTACATTGTGCAGAGTATTGTTGGACTTTCCAAGAAGCTTTATCTAGGAAAGGAGATAATATGTTCAATCAGAATTTAATCGCACAAAGATTAACAGATATAGAAGTTCATGGCTACGGAATAAAACCAAAAATTGGTATACTTGCTTTAGCCACAGATGGAGGTAGAGATAATATTAAATTCATCTCTTCTCCTAATGGTAAAGTTAAAATATTTGAAGAGCCTATAAGAGATGAGAATGGAGATTTAATACCTAATCTTTATGTTGCTGGAATTGACTCTATTGACCAAGGTATTGATCAGTCTACTGGGCAGAAGGATACATCTGATTTCTGTTTAGTTATAAAGAAGAGGAATTATGGACTTGATGGAAATAAATATGTAGCTATATATAAAGATAGACCTGAGAATATTAGAACAGCTTATAATCAGACAATTCTATTACTGGAATGGTATGGAGCAAAAGCAGTATTAGAAAGTTCCAGAACAGCTATTGTAAGTTATTTTCAGGATAAAGGAAAACAATATTTATTGATGAAAAAATTACAATCTACGAATAGTACAGATGTATCTAAGAAGAAATCTTTAAATTCTAGTATGTACGGTATTTATCCCTCAAAAAGAGTTATTGAGTATTATCTTGAACTTATTCAGGATTATGTTAATGAATTCTGGGATAGAATTGATTGTATAGAGATGTTAAATGAGTTAAAGGATTATTCTTATGAGAATAAGAGAAAGTTTGATATTATCGCTGCAATGGGGATAGACCTTGCATGTCCCTCCTTAAAGAAATTTAAGGTAATAAAATAATTCCGCAAAATCGGTGAAAGTTAAAGTTTAAATACCATGCTAATACCGAGATAAGCTAAAACATCGTTAGCCATTGTAACGCATAGAAGGTGAACGTTAATGAGAGTAATAATCCTTCCACGAGTGCGGAACATCTTATTTAAATATAAGATGAAAATATATGCTGAACTTATAAGAAATTATAAGAATATAAGGATAAAAAGCCTTATAGATAACAAATATGGTGCGAAATGGGCGATCAAGAACTAAGATTACTAGGAGGAATTGGTGAGAAGAAGAAAAAAATTAAAATAAGTAAAATAGGATATTATTATGATTCTAATGGAGTAAAACATTTTGGAAAAATACCTACAGATGATGGAATTCCTGAGGATTTAAAAGTATTAATATCTAGAACAGATTCAGTATATGATTAATACGACTGAAAAAGAATATTTAATATGTATGATTAAAGAATACATATTAGAATTATATGGAGCGATATATAATAAATCAATGGATATAATTAAAACAGAGGATGGTTATATACTTAAAATGTATATAACAGAAGATTACTTAACTCCTTTATGTATATATATCCAATGTGATAGTAAAGAGAAGTTTTTAGAAAAAATAAAGAAAGAATTACACCTTCGAGGTTTAAATCTAACTAGATACTTCGTAGGACAAAAAATTGATTTGGATGAGCGTCGAATACAAACGAGGATCAAAAGACTACCAAATTCAGAAAGCGAATCAAGCTATTTCTGATCTTGTGTATGATAAAGTAGCTATAAGAAAAGCTTATAACTACTATCATGGTAAGATGGATTTAGATCAATATAAGCATTTTGAAGAAAATTATGGAATAGGAACTCCAACACAAATACAATTTATACCACTCATAAAAAAGCACATAGATTATTTAGTTGGGAAGTTCCTAGATGCTCCATTAAATAGGCAGATTATATGTAAAGATCAAAAGACATTATCTTTAATAAATAGAGAAAAACATCTTAAAGTGTTAGATCGGGTTAAGGAATTATATATGAGCAATTTATATAATACTATTCTATCTAAATTTAGTGATCAGAATGTATCTTTAATAAAAGATCCTATAACTGAAAAATCTCTACAATTATTAAAGGAAGATATAGATAAAAATTTTATTTCTGAATACGAAATAGCAGCACAAAATATTATAACATACTTATCCCAATCTAAAAGTATTGATTTAGATATAAAGGCTAGATTATTAATGACAGATTTATTAATTTCTGGAACACTTTATTATAAAACACAACCTTCTAGAAGTGGGAATAATGTTGATGTAGAAGGATTAAATCCTATTAATACTTTTGTGGAGAAGAATCCTAATAGTTATTATTTAAATAAATCTCCTAGAGCTGTATGTAGATATTATATGACAGTAGATCAGATTCTATCTAAATACGACTTAGAATTAACGGAATCAGATAAAACAAAGCTTAGAGATGAGTTAGAAAAAGCGTATTATACTGATAATCAGAAATATGTAATAAGGTCTACTGGGCCAATAAATGCTGCAACTACAGAAGATTCTGAATTTGCTACTGGGATACTAGGAGGATTAGAAGTTACTCCAGTTTGGGATGGGAATACTGGAATGTATGGATATAATAATAGATTACTTACTGTATATGAAGTAGAATATATAGAGACAGGAAAAGATGGTGTAATGCATAGATATTCTGTAGTTAAAATAGCTAGCGATATTTATATTGTTAGGGATGTGGACTTGAATGTAGTTAGATCTATGGATAATCCTAAAGAATGTAATCTATCTGTTAATGGGTTATTTATGACTACAAGGCAAAATATTCCATTTAGCTTAGTATTAGCTACAGCAGATTTGCAGGATTAATATACAGGTCCTGGGTAAACCCTGAGAATTGCTGAAACTCTAAATATTATATTTATAATATAATACATGACAATTAGCAGCCAAATTTAAATTAATTATTTAAAAAGGTTCAACGACTAAATATAGAACTTAAGTAAGTTCGAAGCACAGGGATATAATTTAACACTTAATTATATATGATATAGTCTGATCTATATGGAAACATATAGCTGGGTAAATTCCCGGATGTGGAGTAACGAACCACATTGAACATAAATGATGTATAATATCTTATTCTTCCTCAGAAATAATGCTATTGCAGTAAGTGGAACTAAAGGTATAGCAGTAGATTTTTCTAAAATCCCCACATTTCTTGATGAAGAGGATGAAACAAACAGATTACTTAAATTCATGGCGTATGTAAAACAAGGATTCGCAGCATTAGATACTTCTCAAAGTGAAGCTGGACAATCTATGCCAAATGCTGTATTTAATACATATGACATGAGTTTATCATATCAATCCATGCAAGCTTTAGATTTAGCAATAGAAAAAATAGAACAACTTGCATCTAATATAACAGGAGCATTTAGAGAAGCTATTGGAGGAGTTGAAACTAGAGATGCTGTTACAAATGTAAGAACTGGAATTGATCAATCTCTCATTGTTACAAAAATATATTTCTCTAACATGGCTTTAGCTTTAAGAGAGCTATTCTTAGATTGTTTAAATATAGCTAAAATAGTATACAAAGATGGACTTCAAGGAACTATTATTTTAGGGGAGAAACAAAAAGCTATTTTTACAGCTCTTCCAGAACATTATACAGTAACAGATTTTGATATAAATATTGCGGATACTCAATCTGCTTTACAAGATTTGGAAACTATAAAAGCATACAATCTTGAATTAATTAAATCCGGACAATTAACAGCAGATGTATTAGTACAAGCTATAGGATGTAAGAGTATTACAGAATATAAACAAATAACTTTAGATGCAATTAAGCGTCAGAAAGAAGAGAATAATCAAATACAGCAAGCCCAACAACAGATACAACAATACGATCAAGCTCTTAAAGAGGCTCAAACTCAAATACAACAACTCCAACAAGAGCTACAAAAATCAATGAAAGAGGTAGAAGTATTAAGACAAAAAGATCAAGATTCTTCTATTAAATGGTTCACAGCTAAATCTAAAGATGAAAATGATAAAGAGAGAAATAAGATTGAAGAAAAGAAAGCTGATATTGAATGGGCACAATTATTTGATAATAATCCTAGAAATAACGAAATAAATTTTGGAAAATGAAAAATATTTCATTAAATTTAAGCATTTCATTAACTGAATATGGAATATCTGGATTTACATTGAAGGATACTACTGGTATAAGTACTAGTAGTATCTATCCAGAAGTATCACAGATATCTTCTAATTATTTAAGAACAAAAGATATTGTATTTATTGATTTGATTACTTTAAATACTATTGAAGATCCTAAAGTATCTGATTTTTATTATGTATGTCATTCAGATCAAGAATATACTGATTATAAATTAAATTATTCTACTAAAATAGATGGATGGCATATAATAGATCATTTAGCATTACCTAATTACGAATGGGTTCATGGAGTATCTCCATCTAGTTTAAATATGGAAGGGGAAATATTCTATTCCGCGAAAGAACTTTCAAATGGAGAAGTAGAGATCTATGAAATAACTATTATATCCGGAAGTTATACTGAAAAGAAAGTATCTATAATGGATTTATATAGTAATCAATCTAACTCTAATATAATAGGGATTGAAGAAGAGACATTTCTTTTAGGGAATTTAGAATATTGTTATGAGAATAAATTAAAATATATCTATTATAATAAATTGTATACTAGATGTAATATAAAAAATGATAATAATATTTCTCAAGTATTTAGAGATAGGAATATGGTATTTATAGCTTTAGAATTGATCCATAGATTAATAGATAAATGTAGTTATTACGAAGCTGAGAGAATTATAGAAGAGATTCAGGTTTGTGGAGGATTTTGTAATAATGATTATCTTAAATACTCCTCTGGATTTAATTCTTGCAATTGTAGAAAATAATGAAGAAATCAGAAGTAGTTACTATATTAGGATCGCAAAGTTATAAGTGTGAGAATTATAATTCTCATATTGTATCTTGGTCCCCTCCAGAAGATTCTTCTACTTTGATATATACTACGGTAAATTCTAATGAAATTATTAGAATAACTAATAGATGGGAGTATTTTGAGTATATTTATGATGATAAAGGAAGAGATTTATTAAGTAATAAAAAGTCAAATACTTCTGCTTTGGATGTAATATTTAAAGATCCTGGAAGGCATAAAATTTATGTTAAATTTATACCATTACAGACTAATTTAACTGGATGTTTTTATGGATGTTTTAATTTATATAAAGTAAGTGAGGATTTATTTAAAGGTTGTTCAAATGTAATTAATATTATAAATATATTTAGAAATTGCCAACTATTATCCGAGATTCCAAAAGAACTATTTATTTATTTCCCTAATCTTAAATATATAGAGGGCTGTTTTGCTGGCTGTGACTCATTAACCTATATTCCAGAAAAATTATTTATTAATAATAATAAAATAACTAGTTTTGAGGAGTGTTGGTATATGTGCTCTAATTTAAAAACTATACCTGAGGATTTGTTTCAATATACTCCAGAAGTAGAAACTGTTAGATATTGTTTTTGTTATTGTTATAATCTTTCTCAAATTTCAAATAATTTATTTGATAATTGCTTTAAGATAGCTAATTTTGGTAGTTGTTTTAAGCAATGTAATATATTAATAACTCCTTCTGGAATTAATAACATAGAATTATGGAAACGTACAAGTTATGATGAATTTCCTAGAATAATAAATGGAATACATTGTTTTGAGAATTGTTCTTCGATACCAAATTATTATGATATCCCGGAGGAATGGAGATAAATATTACGTAAAATATTAATTATGGATAAAATAAATCAATTACTAGAAAAAGCAATTAAGGACTACCACTCCTTAATAGAAGAATATCAATACGGTAATTATATAGATGAAAGTTTCATAGTTGAAGAAGTTTTATTCCTTAAATATAATGAAATAGATTGCATAAAAGATTCGCTATTTAATTCTATCATTGAATATTTTTTAAATAATGATTACCAAAGCACAAAATTCCAGTGGATGTGAAAGTAAAGTATATAATATAACGCCTGAATCTTGTTTTGATAAAAGGGTAGAGGATTTTAGAATTAAGGAAATAGAATTTAATCCTATCACCAAAAAACTTATAATCAAACAATCTCCAGATGTTGTCATATCCACAGACATTCTTCAATTAAATGATGTTTCAGAACCTACACATTTAAGTCCTGTAGAAGATATAGTAGATAATATTCCAAGCAATGCTGAAAGTGGAGTATCTTATATATTAAGAGTAGAGGATAAATATTACCATTGTACTTGGAGAGATACTCTTAAATATTGGGATAGGATACAATTAAAAGATGGATATGAGTTCTTTAATAAAAAGGATTCAAAAGAGTATAGATATAATAATGGAGCTTTGGTAGATATTTCTACTATCCATTTAAGTATGAAAATAAATCAAGATAATATTCAGATATTAAATTCTTCTGGGGATGGTGTTACACTTCCTGTCGCTTCACCAACCACTCCCGGATTATTTAGTAAGGAGGATAAAACTAAATTAGATTCAATTACTAAATATGTAAAAGAAATATCATTTTCCGGAGCTGATACTTTAGTGTTAGATATAGTTAGTAGTGATGGAACTAAATCTTTACCAATTCGAGAAGCGAATATAAATCAGAATGGTTTAATGTCTAAAGAGGCTTGTTTAAATCTCTCTAGATTATTAAATACTGTCACGAATAATATTTACACGAAAGAAGAAGTACAGGAGTTATTAAATAAAAAAGTAGATGTTGCCCCTGGAAAAGATTTACTAGATACTTCTCAGATATTTAAAATAAATCAAATCTTTGATTATGTAGAAAATGTAGAGTATGCTGAGGCTAATAATAGAGCTTCTCTTAAAGTGACTACTAAAGATCCTACTATTGGAGAATCGAGTTCTAAAATACTCAGCTTCCCAGATGTATCTTCTGCGATATCCGGATTAATGTCTCCTAAATATAAGGATTATATAGATTCGCTAAAGAGTTATTACACAGGAGATCCTACTAAAGAATATACTGGACAAGATCTACAAATAATATTTCCTATATATGATCCTATATCTAAAAAAGTAACGTCTAAATATTTAGTATTAGATGCTGCTACCTCATCCACTGCTGGATTAATCACAGCAATGGAAAAGAATAAATTAGGAAATATTTCTTCTATTGTTCAGGCTGTATCTGACAATACATACAACTCTAATTCTGTTATATTAAATTTAGTTACTAATAACCCACAAACTGGAGTAGAAGAACCAGTACAGATAGTATTTAAATCTGCCACTTCGGAAAAAGCGGGAGTAATGTCTTCATCTGATAAAGGGAAACTAGATAATGTAGTTAAATATCTAACAGATTTAATAGATACTGATACAACATCTGCAACTCAGGCTATTATACATTATCAGTCATATAATCCCTTTTTAAATACCTACGAAGATAAATATTATTCTCTCCCAATGGCTACATCTACCATTGCTGGATCTATTACTTCAACAGATTTCAATGTAATACAAGGATTAAAAGATGTTAACGGTAATCCTCTTACATACGAAGGTACTCCTTCCAAAACATGGAAAATAGGAGATCAGATACTAAAGAATGAGAAAGAGGGATTTAGTGTTAGGAATGGGGAGGATACAGAATATGGAGATTTAATAGTTAGAAATTTAACTATTAAAGAGGATATAGTATTTGGTGGAAGTGCTTTCATTATAGATACAGAAGAAGTAAAAGTAACTGATAATATTCTTACTTTAAATAGTGGGGAACAAGGAGAAGGAGTTACTAAAGGAATCTCTGGATTGGAGATTGATAGAGGAAAACTTCCGAATTATTTTATTATCTTTGATGAATCTGATGATAGATTTAAATGTGGTACTGAGGGAAATCAATTCCCTTTAATGCTTAGAGATAATGAACCTGATATGGTAGATGGAGCTTTTTTAACATGGAACTCCACATTTAAAAGAGCCCAAACTACTAGTACTGTTCCAATTCAATTGGCTTTAAGGTTTGCATTACAAAATCTATCTGAGAAAGATACAGATATTATATTTAAAAGAGTTGATAATGAGATATATCTAAAATACGGAGACACTAATGATAAGTATTTAAGTTTAAAAGTTCTAGATAATATATTATTTAAATCTAGTCCTTCTGCTACTAAATATGTATTTGATAAAGAAATTTGGGCTCCAACTTTTAAGAGTGATAATGGATACGAAGTAGCTTTTATCGATCCTGATATATCAGATAGAATGTTTTTACAATACGATTCGGATAAAAAGACAATCAAATCCTTAAATGCTGTATATACTGATAAAGGAGGATTAGATTTTTTTTCTGGTATTGATGATGTTGATAATCAAGTTAATTTATCAATCCAAAATGGGGATTTTAGTATTGTAGGACTTAAAGCATCAAATGCATGGAATCTTGTTATATCTCCAAGAGTTACTTTGACAAGGGATGGTTTTTATAAAATTCCTATATTAGATATATTAACTAGCTCACATGAAGCCTTAGGATTTACTAATCCTATTATTCTAGATTCATATATTGGATTTAAAGATCAAAGTTGTCAATTTTATGGAGGTACTGATAGTTTTACATTTGATATAGCTGGTGATATTATACGATTTATCCCTTCTCGGGATCGTTCTTTAATCAACACAAATTCTCTGGAATTAGGATTTAGTACTAATATAATACTTCCAACAGGATTTAGAACCTCCGATTTATCTCAGATAGTATTTGCTAATTATTGGAATTTAAATAAGAAATATTTAGCTTGGGATAGTAATACCAATGCTATTACTTCTATAGATGGATTTGATAGTCTCGTAGTTGTTAATCCAAATGACCCTAATAAGAAATTAACATTACATTATGTAAATGGGGGATTCTCTATATCTTCTAGTAGTAATGTCCCAGATATTGAACAAAATACTATAGAAATTACTGAAACTACAGGATCTGATGGAAGTGTTACATATAATCTTAATTCAACATATACTCCATTACATGTTAATTTTCCAATGTGGGGAAGTTTCTGTGACAAAGATGGAAAACCCTTTGCTACCGTAGAATCTTTAGTTGGTCATTACTTACCTCTAAGTGCTGGATCTACAAATGCTTTAACTGGTCCTTTATATTTTTCTCCAACTTCCGCGTTAGTAAATAAGACTGATACTGGAGAAAATGCATGGGCTTTGTTTATAGGAGATAGTACTAATGGTACTTCTTTATGTCTAGGAAGCCTTGGCGATTTAGAAAGCGTTGGCGATTTAAGAAATACAGCACTATTAAATATCAATAGTTCTGGAAACACTCATACTATTAGATTAGGATATACTGATGAAAATGGTAATATTAAAGCAGGAATAGTTACTTCTGGAGATAATTTAAGTTCACAGACTGTAATTCATACTATCGGAAATAATGATATAAAGCATTATAGAAATGGTGCTGAGTACACAGTCTATGATACTAGTAATTTAAATGTAGAAGAACTTTTATTAAATTACACTTTAGAGGGAAATATTACGGGAACTTCCAAGGCTACGAGAATAAAATCAGTTTCCTCTTCATCTTTTGGGGATAATCTTATAAATAAGTTTCCAGAAACTATCTGGGGGTCAAATTCCGGTGTTTCTTGGGTAGTGCCTTTCAGAAGTGGTTCGGCAGACCTAGGAACTGCCGGAGCTCATGCTGCCTCTTTAGGATGGGCCATCGGGGATACTCATGCTTACCTTAGTGTAGCACACGAAGGTAATATTATGAAAGCTGTTATTGGAGGTGGGGACAGTGGAAAGATTACTTGGTATAAAGAATTAGCTTTTAAAGATGATATATCAGATTTAAGTACTGTATACTATCCTTATAGTGGCAGAGGGCAAATGTCTATAGGAGCAGATGGGAGACCTATATTAGCTAATACTTATGGGATTCTTTTTAAGAAGATCGGAGGAGAAAGGATAGAAGGAATATACATGGGATCCCATGATAGGATTGTAGTAGGAGGGTCGTCAGGTACAAATGTTCCTGTAATTATTTATAGTAAGTTAAATGTAGATTCAATATCTACTACTCGTGAGCAACTCGGATTATTGAGTTATCATCCAACAGATTGGACTGGAGTAAGTAATACACAAGTAGGAGTAGGCACATTAGACTCTCAACTGGTATTTAGATCAAATAGTTCTGATCTACTACATTATAGAGATGGTGTGCATTGTCTGATATTTGATTCTTATAATTTCTCAAGGAATCTCGGAACTACAAGCTTAAATAGTTCGTTTAATCATTTTCCGATGATGGCTGCTCAACCAGCTAACGGGAATGCTACTACAGACAGAGGATACCCAATACAGCAAGCAGGATCTCTTATCGTCATTCCCGGAGTATATAATGGTTCAAATCAAATCTATGGAACCTTTAATTCTAACAGATGGTTTGTAAGAAGTGGATCACCAACACCAAATAATGAGAATGAACACACAGCTTGGAAGGAGTTGGCTACTACTACTCATTTGAGTGGTTATTTACCTCTTACTGGAGGTACATTAACAGGAAGTCTGAATATAGGAGATTCTTCTCAGAATGTTTATAATTATATAAGGATACGTAGAAATAATTATACTTTTGAAACTACAGTATCAGAAGGTAGCGGAATATTATCTCTTGATAGTTCTAACAGTGGAGTAACTCCCACTATGTTAAAAATTTCCCCTGGAGGTCATGCTTATATTAATGATGAGGAGTTGGCCAAGGTGTCTCAGATCCCTTCCATGTCTGGCTATTTACCATTAACCGGTGGTACTATGACTGGTACTGTGACCTTTTCTAGTTCTGCAGTTTTCATAACCCAAAATGTTGCATCCACATCAAACTATGGGGCTCCTATTAGATGGGCAGTAGATGGTGAAATAAGAGCGATGATTGGATATCATTCCACTGGAGGAGATGGCACTGCTGGAGCTATAATAATAACTCCTACCAATCCAGGAAGTTCTCCTTGGGTGAATGGTAATGGATTGTTTATTGACAGAAATAAGATTTATTTTAATGGGTCAGAATTAGCTAAAGTATCACAGATTCCTTCTACATCCAACTATTTACCCTTATCCGGAGGAACTCTTACCAGAACAACAGCTGGTCCTACATTATCTTTAAAGAATACCTCAGCTAATAAAGAAGCTTACATGGACTTTTATAAAGGAGATGTAAGATGTGGATATATAGGAGCTGCTGCTAGTAGTACAGAAGATATGTACTTGTATGCTTATGACTCCAGAAATATAATCATTGGGTCTCTAGGATTAGTTAGATTTGATACAGGGGCTAGGAATCTGATCCATAGAAGGAATGGTACAGAGTATGCTATTCTCGATACGTATAATATACAATCTCTTACCATTCAGTTTAATGGCACAACTAATACCACATATGCTCCCAATGCAACTAAGACTGTAAATATAACACCTTCTGCTATTGGGGCTGCTCCAAGTTCACATGATCATTCCAGATTGTTAATGGAGGATACCAGAGATACTGCACTATACCCGAATAATGTAGGGACTCGAGTACTGAGAGCTATATTCACTAATAACATGATGCCTACCTCTGATTATTGGGGTGGTATTCATGTACATGGATGGTCTACAGACTATTCTTCCTGGGAACTTGTAGGATATAATGGGAATGGGGGTGTACCTACAAAGGGTCTTTATTTTAGAACTGGTATACTTTCTACCTGGAATTCTTGGAAACGTGTTGCATTTGCTGATGAAATTCCAACTTCACTGCCAGCCTCAGATGTATATGCGTGGGCAAAAGCACCAAGTAAGCCTTCTTATTCTTGGTCTGAGATAACAAGTAAACCAAGTACCTTTACTCCGTCAAGCCACACACATCCTTTATCTGATA